GGAGTTGGTGAGTATTGTAGCCAGTTTGTTTTTGATTTTTTTGTACGCAGTGCAATGTTGTTAAGTCTGGTTTGTTTGGCCCTTGCGGTTTCTTCGTTTGTGGGTTTTTCGGCTGGTGTGATACCCATCTGTTCTAGTTCACGTTGTATCCTGATAGGAGAGTTCTTAGGTAAGTGGGCGTGAAGGTCTACAGATTTAGGCTTTCGTGGTCTGCCTTTTGGTTTGAAACCATAGGAATCTATAACTGCTTGCCGTCTTTTAGATATTTTTGGCATGATTAATATGTCCGTTTACTGACGTAATAACATTCTACACAGTTACCATTTGAAACTAATCTATCTGCGACATGCCCATGAACACAGGTAGTGCCAGTAAAGAATGTTTTTAGTCCTTGTTCTTTGGCTTTATCACGACTGATCTTTTGTTTGTATGATGGATTATCACTTACTAATCTAAGTGCGTCTTTGATTTCTTCTATTGTAGGTACTTTCATTATTGCCTCCTAATGAACGAGAAAAGAAATTGTAAACGATAAACTAAATGCAAGGTAACATATAAGAAGAAATGTAAGCAGATTACTTAGTTTCATAATGCCCTCCAATAAAAAAGCAGGGATACGGCTGACATATCCCTGCTCTATCCGTTTCGTGTAGCCGTAAAGACTATCCTAGAACGGAATATCATCCTTGATAACCTCAGATATTTGTGAAGTTTCTTGTGTATTTTGTGAACCATTAGACTGTCGTGGTTCACGTTTTAGAGACAGATATTTTTTACCATCTTTCTCTCGTTTCCAACCTGCCATTCTATAGTTGTTATCCATCGGGCCACTATAGTTTGGCTTCTTGTTGTCAGGTGTAGCATCATCGTCTGCATACAGCACACCGACACGCTGATAAACTACAAGCACATTACGATCTTGTTTGTCTGTATCTGTAACAAGAACTAATTGTTTCTTGCCATCACCATCGTAGTCACAGCTACCTGTCAGCAACATACGTTGCTTGTCTAGTGGGGGGAATGCAACCCCCCTATTTGTATTATCATATTCCATAGGCACTCCTTTACAATTCAAACTCTGAACCAACTGGTTCATCGTTGTCTGGTTTTACAACATGCGGTTTTGCTTTTGATGCATCATTGCCATCGTCATCTTCTGATGGCAAGCCATACGCTGATTGCAATGCATAACGTTTAGCGTAGGTAATACCACTACCCATTTGTTGTGGGTTGTCTTTATCTTTTACTCGTACAGGGCAAAGACTTTCTTTTCTTTCACCTGATGGCACATGTGTAATGATTGTCTTTACAACTTGTACAACATGCCCTTCGATAGCAACCAAATCCAATGGCTGTGTAAAATACAAACCAAACTGGTTGCCTTGTCGGGCTGCATCCATCACAGCTTCGAGTGTAGCATATGTGCTTTTGAAATGTGGGTTCTTACCATCCTTAGATGCAGACAATGCAAGCATTTGGAATGCAAGCATAGCTTCATCAAAATCTGCAATAGTTTTATTCTTCTGTTCCTTCTTGTCCATAGTAGCCTCCGTTACAGGACGTTGATACGACAAGCACCGCGCTTGTCGCGTTTGATAGATAACGATTTACAAAATACTTCTCTTTCATCATCACGAATCAACTCTTTCAATTCTTTTTTTGCTTTGTCGTGTGCTTTGGCATCTTCCATTGTGTTTACAAAATCAGATGCAAGAGATGTAAAGTAGTTATCCTGACTAGCATCTCTGGCTTTTAGGCCATTGATCTTTACAGATGACCAATCAATCTTCCATGAACTGATGTCATGGCTTGGTTCTGTATCAGTCTCAACTAAATGCCAAAACTCTTTTGCTCGTTTGCAAACTGCTTTCAAATATTTGCCATCATAATCTACAACACGATAGTCATGTGTGTTGCCAAAGATTACAGACAGATACGCTTTGTTAGTCGTAAAGAGATTCATATACAACTGTATCTGCGGCATATATGAATCAAGCATATCATCCATATTGCGATTGCTGGATGTATGTTTGCATTCAATTATGTATGGTTCACCCTGCTCGTCTACAGCTTTAGCATCTATCTGCCCCTTGAATGGGACACCACTAAGATACTGAACAACAGATTCGTCACCTACATATTTCCAACCTTCATCTTGTGAATGCTGTATAGCAAGGCCAGTATCTCTTGCAAGCCAGCGTAGATTAAACTGTTCTGTGTGAGTACCAAGCTGCACTCTAAATATATGGTCAAGATTTTCTGGTTCTTTGCGTCCAGTTTTTACCAGCCATAGATCGTGCCAATCACCTTTCATAATTGTGTAGAGGTCTGAGCCTCCAATAAAACCTTTTCTATCCATTCTATGCCTCCTTAATGAACTGCATTATTGCACTATAGTCGCGTATTTGCAACAACTTTATTAAGTAACCCTTGCACATCTATAGGCTTGGTTTTCTTTTCATGCCTATGGATAAAGTAAAGCAATGAATAAGGTGGGTCTTGTTTCTTATTCAGCTTGTACTCCAACACACCAACAGCATCATCTATAAATGAATCTACTGTATATCCTTTAGACAACAGATCATTCGCAAATTCTTCTTGCCGTAGGTTGTGATGAAATTTTTTAGAACCAAAACGTTTCTCAACTTCTATTTTATATCTAATACAAAGTTCTCTATTATTATCTATATTAGGTTTTAGTAGGTTAGTGTCGCTCTGAGCGACAGGTGTGTCGCTGACAACGACACGATAGAGGTTAGAGTCGAATGGTCTTTCAATACGTTTGATTAGTTTACGCTCCTCTAAATAATTTAATTTTTTAGCAACGCTTGATCTATGCATACCAGTACGCTTGGCGAGTGTGGCTGTTGAGGGCCAACACTCGCCAGCTTCATTGGCGTAATCGCATAGAGTAACAAGCAACCACTTGGCTAGAGGGTCATCAATCTCTAGCCGCATGGCATCAGCCATGTGTGTAAACATTAACTTGATTTTGTATTGGAATGTTATTTGGAAAATGGTATTGCGCCCATCGCTTGCCACCTTTCGATAGCATGCGTGTTTCTATTGCATGCCCTTCACATCGCAATTCGTTTATGCGCGATGCTAAACGCATGCATCCAAAACTGTTAAGAGCTTCCATTGGTGTAATGGAACCATGTTTCTTTATATAATTTAAGACATGTAGTTTTTGATTCAAACTCATATTAGCCTCCTTTAAGTTTGACATTATGATACACCATGTGACATAGTGATATCACATTCATGTTCTCTTCCTTAGACTTAGTGCGTTGGGTGTTAGCCTCCTCTCATCCAACGCACAATTTTTTCTGCTAATGGGTTAGTGATTTCGATACATATAAAGTTCGGGCCATTCTTTTGTTTTAAAAGATACATATCTGCTGGCTGTTCTTTATGTGTTTTAGTTAGAAAACTAAAGCCTCGTCCTGTTGCTTGGTATTTAGATTCAGCAATCAGTCGTCCGTCTTTGGTTTCGATTTCGATGTCGCCAGCAAATCTTCCACCCAACTGTCCTGACAGAGGTTGCCGATGCGCTTTGGCACCGCACGTTTTAAACCATTCAACCCACCATCTTTCGTGATAGCTTCCTTTGTTGCGCTGAGATGATGCCATCGTTGCTCCTCATGGCAAGATAAACAAACTAATACGCCGTTACCATAAACTACAAACCATTGTGTTATAATACCACATGCTTTGCATTCATTTTTTTTGCCTAGTTTGTCTGGCTTTGATTTGTATTTCCGCTTCGAGGGCATCTAACCAACATATCAAAAGAAAGTTTGATGGTACACGCTTGTATTGTTCCCACTTGTGTATAAGTGAGACATTACAACCAATCTTATGGGCTAGTTCTTCTTGTGACCAGCCCTGATTGTGACGCAAACCAATTAATCCTTGCACAATAGTGTGCCAATTAGGACTGATTGATTGTGCTGTGTTGTAATGCGTGAATCTGGATTGCATCTAACACCTTTTGTGCAGTCTTTAATCGTAAATCACCACCATTTTTAGTTCTATAATATGTACTGGTAGGTACATCTGATAACCTAAATGCTTGTAATGCTGATAGATTTACAGCCTGTGCAGCAGTCTCTATTTGTTCTAAGTAAGTAATCATGAACAGAGACTACTGCAAACATGCAACAAAAATCAAGCGTCAATTATATTTCAAGTTTTTTAAATATGTTTGATACCTCTTGTTTGTATAATTGATAGTCACCTGATGCCATTTTACTAGCACCATACATAGCTGATGTATGATCTTTATCTATAGCTTTTGCCATACACGGATAGCTTGCTTGTGTTTTCTCTTTGCATATCCAGAAATATAGATGTCTAGCTACAGATAATATTTTGTTTCTGCGTCTGCTAATGAGTTCGGTAAATGTAATGCCAAACTCACTAGCAACCGCTTCAGCTATCACAAGACAGAATGCTGTGTCGTTAAGATGATGCCGCGTTCTTGAGTTCATTGCGTACCTCCGTATCTTCTAGCACTCGTTGCCCATCTGCAATGTCATCAGCATGCTTGGCTTCCCATGCTCCTGTTGCACGATCTTCAAACTGCTGACGATCGAATGTTATGTTTGTATCTACAAGCGCATCAGCCATCTGTGTGATTTGTGATGGACTAGATACGAGTGGGCCAAAGAAATCTGCAACAAATTCAAAGTGTTGTCTTGTAAATTTTGGTGGGTTGTTCTTCATGTTTGCCTCCATTAGCTTCATGTTTTACTGGATCGGTGGGCATGCATACGCAGTGTGTCCACTCTACGCATCCATACCCATCAGGTACTCTGACCCATCCGTTGTCTTTGTCGTGACAATATTTACAGATCATACTGTTTGCCAATCCCACTTGTTGATTGCTTTAGCTACAACACCTTCGCGTAAGCGTTGTGTGTTGGCTGGTGATTTTGAATCTTCAGTGTGTGATGACCAGTAGGTAAGAGCATTGTACAATGCCCACTTGGTCTTACCTAATGCTGCACTGTCTTTGAACCAACAGTCCATCAGATTATCAAGCTGTCGTTCATTCCATTTGAATGTGCTTGTGTTGTTCTTGATCTTACAAACTTTTTGTTTGAAAAAGTTTTCAGCTTCAATGTCGCTGACAATAATCTTTTGCCATGCCCAATACTGTTCTTTAGTAAGAAAGAATTGATCAAGCGCAGCTTGTAGTTTAGATGCGCTAGCTTTGACATCAATGTTGGCTGTATGTTTTTGCCATGTCTTTGCTACTGCATGCTGGCTTACCATGCCATTCAAACAGATCAAACGCAGTCCTTCTGCTGATTGCTGGAACGCCCATGATCCATCGTATGAGTTGAAGAATGTAAGCTGGAATGTAACAATGTCACCTACTGAAGGTTCTATAGTCAGATCATTGAATCTGATTACACCTTTTAGTTTAGCTCCGTTGTCATATGTTTTGATGCAATGATTGTAGTCATTCGATATACCTGCTGCATCTACAGCATCAAATACTGAGTTGACTACATCATCATGCTTGACTGCTTTGTATTTAGAACCGTGAACACCAAGCACTTGGTTGGTGTCGGTGCGTACAATACAACGTGCCATTGATGGTGGTACATCAATTGATTCAAAGTTGGTGACTGTATGCATATCGCATGTGTCGATTGGGAATGACCACTCGTTGTTTGAAATAGTTTGAAGTGGTTTGATTGATAGATCGTTCATGTTTGCCTCCTTATGATGATCTATAGTTTAGTGCATGAATGCACCGGATACAAGTTAATTGTGTGAATTGTGGTAATTATTTATTAGTTTCTGTAGGTAATCACATACAGAATTAAGGACAAAGAGTATGAATAAACAGTAGCCAGTTAGGCCACATAAGATAGCGAGGAATAGTATTGCTTCAGTCATTTTGATTCCTTTCATCAGAGAATTTCATTCACGTTGCATGAAGACCGTTGCGGATATATATGTTTGGGCAGCCAGACGCCCGGCGTTTAAGCCTCCTTGATGTCGGGAGTTGTGTTGTCTGGCTGCCGCGAGGGAAGGGGGGAAAGGGGGAAGGGAACGTTCCCCCTCTTTTTTTGCACGCAAAAAAAGGGAGAGGGCGTTAGCCCTCTCCCCTTCCCTGCTAGTAATCAGGATTTCTGTCAGGTTGTGGCAAGGTATCGCGGATAAAGCGTTCTTGCTCACGGATTGTTTTTAGGAAGAACTGTATCGCATCAACACGCTGTTCGCTCGTTGATGCAATGTGTCCTTCCAAACAATCAACGCAAGCACGCATGTGCCTAACTGCTGACTCTTGTACAATTTGTGTATGTTGTTTATCTCGTATGAGCTTCATGTTACCATCTCCCTCGATGTTAAAAGAGCAGGGGGCCAACCCCCCTGCTCCGCTGTTGTTAGGCTACGCCTTTCAACAGCGATGCTGCTGTAGGCTTGATAGATTTCTGAGTACTGGATACCATGCCAGAAAAGAGCTTCTCGCGTGTGTCATAGAAATCTGCATATCCAGTCCACTCGCGATGCGCGATTATCTCAAACTTCGTCTGAGCTAAAGTCGCTTCATGCTCGAACATCGCCTCCAAGGCTTGCGACTTCGCAATCCTGTTGTCGATGCGCGTTGTCTCCGCGAGTTCGCCGTTGCGGCGAACCTCGTCGTCACGCTGTGTTTCTAACTTCTTCTGCCATTCGCGCTGCCCTTGTGCAGCTTTCTCGAATGTCGCGCAAGTTGCGCCATAAGTTAGAAACACATCCCTGTTGTAGTATGGGTTGTCTGCGAATGACACAGGGTTTTGATCCTCGCTTCGAGGATCAAGGCCATCTTTTAGATGGCCATCTAACATGTGAATGTTAGATACCAGTGTGGCATTCACTGCGTCCATATCGATTGTGACTTCGTGCTTCCGTACTACTTTTACATTTTTCTTCGTCATAACAAACTCCTTCGTTTGTCTAGAGGTTTACACATGCACACAGTGTGCATGATATGGCTGTCGAACTCGTCTGACTCGCAGCAGTCAAGTCGCTTGTTCCTAACTGCTCGGGTGCAGATTCACGGAAGGAACCGCTACAGGGTAGCGGAAGGAACCGTTAATCTGCATTTCCCTCGCTGATAAGGTGCGACTTTACTGATCGAGGCTGAGCCGAGTCATCATTCCATGATAAGATGCAAACTCGTGTGTGTGTGTCTCTCATAGAGACGAGACCTGTGGAGTTTGCAAGCCAGCCCAAGCTGGCTTGTGAAAGCACAGCGAGGAACGGGATCAAGGTATGACTTGCAAGCAAGTGTGCCTACTGTAGCTTGGAACTAAGTCTTTTTAGTTCCTAGCGCAAGTCAGCTACGCGTCTTGCGATGCGCGGCCAAGCGCATATAACGGACTGCGCCACGACTTCTCTGCTGCGCAGAGGGGAGTCATAGCGCAGATTACCAGTTACGCACACCCTGCGGGAGATTGACAGGTTGTACGATGCCGATGCGCCAGAAACATGCATGGTTCTGTCTGCAAGGCCACCCATGATCCAAATCTACGATTTGGCAAGCATGGGTAGTGCATTTAGCCTTGCAGACATGGTTCTGCATGTTTCAAGCAGGTGAACGATTGTGCGTTGACAGGGGTGTCAAGTGCTATTTATAAAGGGGGGGACACAGGGGGGGTAATTGAGGAGTGTAGATTGAGTAAAGAGCTTGCATTGACCGACAAACAAGCGCGGCTTGTTGATACCCTCGTAGCAACAGGCTGTAGCATCAAGGATGCCGCGCTTGAGGCCGGATATGCAAGCGGAGAGAGTGGGAGAGTGACAGCCAGCAAGGCTTTGCGCTTGCCGCATGTGCAATCGTATATGATGCAACGTGTGTCGGAGACACTAGGTTGCAACGCTACGATTGCTGCTTCACGTTTAGTGAAGCTCGCTCAAGGGGCCAAGTCGGAGTACGTGCAGCTAGAGGCTAGCAAAGATATACTAGACCGCGCTGGCTTCAAGGCTCCAGAGCGACACATGCATCTGCACTCTGGTTCCATTTCAGTGGAGATTGACCTGTCGTAAGGAGAGCAACTACGTCGCTCAACTATACAAAGTGAAGCGTACGGCAATCCTAGATTGCGATACGCTTCGCAGTGGAAACATTGAGCGATAGTTGGTCGATAGCAGTGGGGGGGTCAAAAAGTGCTGTGTCACCCCTCGACCCCCACCTTCAATCACAAAATTGCCACAAAGGTTCTGTAGCATATATGCACTATGAGAATCATTGCTACAACACTTCTATGTCTTTCTTTATTTGTTTCTGTTGGTTTGTATAGACTCAACCACCTCAATAGCATTCCTGTGCATGTTGATAACTACTCAACATATAATCTTGCTGAGATATATGTATTGGGCATTGTGATGTCTGTGTTTGGTTATCCGTTCTATCCAGAAGCATCTATTCATCATCTTTCTCTTTATTGGAAAGATAAGCCTGATATGTGCGGTAATTTTTTTATTACGTCAAAAGTAGTTCAACGTGCCATTAATAATTATAAGAAGCCTACTATGCTTGCATGGAGTTCTAAGGACTACATGTTTGGCAATGATGAAGCTAGGGTGGCACTTGCTTTTAATGGCGCAGTGCTTATTAAAGATAAGAACAAGGTTGTTGTAAGGGTTCCTATAAGATATCCAAAGGATGTTATTGTTAAGTTGCTGCCTTTTGTAGAGATTCAAGAAGGTTTGTTTTGGGTATTGCAGCAAAAGGGTTGGTATCATGCTGGCACATTGGATTGGGTTTTGTGCGTTGAACAAGCATAACTTGTATTGCAATAATGCAAAAAATATTTTAGTAGAGATATATGCCCAAGTTAGATGAAATGTTACGTTCGTTTGGAGTTGGTGGCTCTGAGTATTACACGTTTTATTTGCGTGGTATTCTTAATGCTCTTACGCCAGAGTTTGCT